CTCATCATTTAGGGGCATACAAATCTTTCTATCACCATACCATTATCATCAATTAATAAAGCAGCTCCGTTTGCTCCTATACCTGGACACAACCAATATGCGTAACCTCCGTTAAATGGCCCAAGCCCCTTGTAAGGCCCAGTCGTTTCTGGTGTGCTAGCATACTTAAACACTCTGTCTCCAACTACCGGGAAGTTCCCTGCTCCATTAAAGTAAACATTAGAAACGCTAGAAGTAAATGCACACGCATCCGCACCTACATTTGCCGCTTGACTAATGTCTAATTCTACTGTTTTATACTGTCTATTTAATGGATCAAAACTTACGTTAAATAAAGTAGCCCCAAAACAATTAGTGGCTCTAAATGCTACATTTTGCGAAACGCCTTGGTAGCTATCAACCTTACCTTGTATAAGCCCTTTTTGCGTGTCAAGGATTAATCCAGGAGGTAATAAATTAGGAGCCTGTGGTGTTACTGTAGATAGGGCAGAAGTTACAGTTCCTGTAGCCCCAAACAACGGTAAAGCACTTATTATCTCTACAGTTTCTAAAATGTTGACGTTCCTAGTAAATAAAAGAGTTGTGTTAGGGTCTTGACCTTGAATAGTACCACCTTTTTCACCACCGCTAGCTACATAAACAGCAACTGTTGAAGCTGTTTCTACTTGAAATGCATTTCCACTTATATCTAGCTGTATATTGACAGCCTCACCATACTGGTATCCTATGTTTGCAGGACCATTATAAACAGGGCCAGCTACCTCGGCACAAGGTGCACATGGTCCAACGTCTAAAACAACTCCATCGTTTCCACCAAAAATCCAATTCATATTAGGAGGCAAGGAAGTTCCCATTCTGTGAGGCGCATTATTTATTGGGTTTAAAACTAAACCATTGGGGTCTTCGTAAGTAGTGTCTCCTACGTCTGGAAGAAGTGCAGCTCCATCATGGTATCGAGTGTCAGTAGGAAGAGGCGCAAGAGCTCTACATACGTAATCCGCTGCCGTTGGGTCTAGTGACTCTGCTGTAGTTTCATAATCAAAAGCAGTAAGAGTAGGAGCGTTATAAATCATGTCGAAAACTTTATTGTCTCCAAAATAATCTATTTCTATTCTATACTCTCCGTCTGTTTGTTTTTTTATAAAATTCAAGCTTCCTGCCCCTATAACAGGAGTAGCTCCACTTTCTACAATCAAATCATCTCCTTTATATACTCTAAATCTATTTCCTACCGCTCCACCACCAGATGTAGCTGTGTAATCAAATCTTACTCTACCTTTGTTTGCGCCAAGGTTTACATCTGCATTTAAGGTTCCTGAGTGATTATTTACAGTTGCAGGGCAAGTTAAAGTGTCTCCAGAAACAAACTTACTTCTAAAATCATATACTAAGTAGAAATACTCATTATTAGCTGCGTTATTAAACAAAAATGTGTCACTATATACGCCAGCTGCTAATGTGGGAGCTAAGGTTACAGTACCTGGATCAGCTATAATTTGGTCTAGTTGAGTTTGATTATACTGATTATTGGTTAAACAGTAATACATCTTATTACCTAAAGTGAGCTCAAAAGACTTTCTACCTAGGGCTCCTGTTTGAGTAGCTCTCATGGTTAAATTAGCTCCTGTTTCAGGAATACCATTCTTTGTCTCAATTGCTCTTGCTTCGTCAAATGCAAAGGTTGTTTTTGAGTCAGGTGTTATTTTAGTATTATTGAATGGAACTAGACCTGTAGATAAACTATCATATTCAAAATCAGCTTCTAAACCTGCTACACCATCTGCATTTAAGCCTCCTCCGATTACATCTCTAGTCACTAACGTGCCGCTAGACTGTCTTACGCTTATATCGGGTAAAACTCCTGCGCAACCTGTGCCTCTAATAATAATATCTCTATAAGTAATTCCAATGTTTGCTCCTATGGATAGAGTAACTATAGCATCCCCAAATCCACTAGTAACCGGGTTAGATCCATTAAGGGAAGCCCATCCTATCCCGTATCCTGCGTCTATTAATTCTAATGTCCAAGATGCGGTAGAGGTTACTTCAATGGTCCAGTCGTCTGCTTTATTACCAACACCTCCATCCGTAGATGGTATGTTTACGTAAAAAGAAAAATCACAGGGAGGAGCAGCTGTGTCTGTGTCTGATATCACATATTGTTCCTTAAATGGATCAATAGCCCCTAGTTTTTGTGTTCTAAAATTATCCCTAAATAAGTCTTTAAAATAATCAGACATTCCCTGCTGAGATATTTCAAATATTCCATTAACACCCAACTTACATACAGCTCCACGTTTAGCATCTGCAAAATACATATCATTACCCCAATACGCAAAACTTTCAGGGTTTTCAGAAATACCATATTCACCAGCATAAGTTATTTGTGTTCCTAATACCTCAGGTATCGAAGTTACATTACCGCCACCAGCAGAATCTGATAGTAAGTTTTTCCCATACAACACCTTAGATACTTTATCTTCCTGAAAAACAACAACATCTGTATCTCTTGCATGTATCTTTCTGAGAGGTCCGTATTCTAGTTGTAAATCTTTAAAGTTAGCTAAGGATAAATTAAACTCATTCAAGTTATTTACCGTAGTGTTTTCTCTAAACACACCGCTATAAGTTAAACTAGCTTGTAATCTTTCTTGACCATAGTCGTCAATAGGAGTGCTTACCCTAGGGCTATATTTTAATTTAGTTCCATTCCAATCTCCCCTTATAGTCATTGCTTCTACCCCATTTCCAAAGGTATAAGCGTTGTATTCTGCATTCTCTTCATTATTTTTAGCTGCACCTGTGGTAAGACTAGTGGTATTTAAACTTATTACCGCAGGACTTCCACCTATAGCTATCGATTGGTCTTGACCTACAATATTACTAAGATGTCTGTTGTTAACCTTATCAATATCTAAAGTTTTAGTTTCGTAAAATATATCTATATCTTGTGAAGTGGATTTAGTTTCAAAAACAGGTCTTCCTCTAGATGCTTGATTGATATTAAATACTACTCTTATGTTAACTAAATCTGGATTATTAACAAGACTATCTTGAGTGTCAGCGTCTGCGTTAAAGCTAGATACCACTATCATTCTCATGGGAAGTTCTGCGGCAATATAAGTAGCCCAAGAAGGATATCCTAAAGGGGGATTTGCAAGCGTTCCTCCGTTTTTCTGAAACATTTGATTAGTCCATCCTGTATTCTGTAGAGATAGGTTAAAATCTTGATTAAATGAACCGGCTAATGGGTTTGTTACTGTTGACCAGTTACCCCTTGTAAACGCTACTCTACATTTTCCTGATCTTTGAATTGCTCCATTAAATATGTCTGGGTGCCCATCCCAGTCTAAAAATACTCTATCTTCATACCACCATTCTTCAATATTTTTATACTTTTTAGAAGCCACAAAAGTCATTGTAGTGCTAGGAGGAGTGGCTTGAAGAAACGCAAAAGGATCTTGAACTCCTTGTAGATTAACAGTATTCCCTTGTCCGAGTGAATTACCGTTGCTAAGAACTCCTTGTGTGTAAATATCTTCTGTAATCTGTATTTCTATAACTGCTCCAGCTTCAATAGGTCTATCTCTAAAATTAGGAGAAGTTAATGGGGTATCTAACCTCCAATTGTCATCTATAGAACCTGGCACTATTGCACATCTACTATATGTTTTAAGTGCGGAAGTTCCACCACCTGTTGCAGACTGAGCATAACCACCGCCAGCATTTTGCCACTCATTAACATCCATGCCTGCGTTAATAACAGCAAAGCCGTCCCCTGGCTTTTTGGAAGAGTGCAAATTTATAATAAAATAATCGTTTACTAGATATCCTGGACCATTAGAAAACGTAACTCTACATATGGTGTTGTTTGGGTTTGCAGGATCAGGAATATTGTTAGGAGCACCTGGATTAAATGACATAGGTGTTATAGAGCTATAAGATACATACCCCCCTAAAGAAGACATGTAATACAGCCTGTACTCGTTATTGGGTTGAACTAATACTTTTATTCTCTTGGAGTCCAATCCAAACGTAATAGGTATGTTGCTAGATATGGTTAGCTCATTATTAGTTGTTGATGCGCCATAAAATATTGGAAATTCCACTACCGAGACTTGGTTTCGTATAGGGTCTGCATCAGCAATTTCATTTCCTCCAATAGCATATGCCTCACTATAATTATTCCACAAACCTCTTGTATCGTAGCTTTCTGAGAAAGTTCCAGTTATTTGAAAAAAACCAGAAGGGTCACTAATTTGCATATACAATCCTGCTATCTCATTATTTCCTAAGAAGTTTTTTTCTTTTACCTCTACATTTACAACTTTAAATTCTCTATTGGAAAGAGTGGCTATTCCATCTGTTCTTTTACATATTATATAGTCACCATCTTTAACCTTGTTTACGTCAGCTCTTTCTATTCTAAAATAAGCTTGGTCATCTATTAAGTAATAAAAGTTTGGAAAGATTAAGTCAAAGTCGTATTCATTTTGTTTTATAAATATTCTATACTTGTCTGCAAACGCAGGAGGTCTATTATTTATAACTACTCGTAAATCATTTGCAGTAACTGATGCTGTAGGAGGAATATAAATAGTATTTGATGTGGTGATAGAGGTAGCTTGAGTAGGTATTAAAGGCGTAGTCATTCTTCCTTCTGCATCCAAATAGGATATAGCTATTTCATAATCTCTATCACTTCTAAATGTAGGCTTTGGATTAATCTCTGTAGCTCCAGTACTGTCGTTTAATTCTACACTAAAGTCAATAGGTATTTTTTGACCATCCTCGTTAACTAAGTTTCGACCTATAATATAATTTCCATACATCAGTCTACTTCCTATAATGTCTTGGGCTTGAGCCTTTAATGGAACATTGTCAAATAACCTAGTAACTTCATCTGCGGCTAATAAGCTATATAGCTTACTGTTGTTAAAATAAACTACTTTAGTCGTGTTGTTTGCCCAATTACTTTCTTGCTTGTTAAATGTTTGAACTATAAACACCTGAGACGTTAACTCGTTGGTTACTACTAACTGAACATCTGTTACCCTTTCGTCACCTGTTCCTATGGTTATATCCACTTGATTAAACTCATTTAACATAGAAACAAACTCACCATCAGAATAGTTGTAATTATAAGAGGTTGGTGAAAATGCTGTTGAAGAAAAAGGCGAAAGAGAGCTGTATTCATTGTTTTCGTACTTCCATCTATAAGCAAATCTAAAAAACTTATCTTTTATAAAATTTTCTTCATTGGTTGTTCCTGTGTCACTTAGTTCTATGACTGGACCATTTAATGGAGGTTTAACTATAACGGATATATCATCTTCAATAAAGCCATCTAATGTATAATATTTTTTTATGTTTAATTTTCTAGGTGCATTTAAGTTGTCGGTCCAAAACAACAAATCTCCTATTAGACTAATACCTGTTACAATAAACTCACTATTAAATTTTAAAACTCTGTTTTTAGTATCTTTTAATAAAACTGTAGAAATATTTGTGTTTGAGTTGTATTTCATCACATAGTCAAAGTCAGTGTCAGCTACTAACCAATATATAGTTTCTCTAGCGTCATCTGCATAAGCGCCAATAGTTACTGCATTTACTGTGAAAGTATATCCTGACCCTACCTCGGTGTTTCCTAATATGTTTTCTATTGATCCTACGCTAGATTCTTCAGATGTAGATACCCCAATGTTTTGACCATCACGATATTGACCATTTGGTACCAACCTCTCATCGAGGTCTTTATTCATTATACCTTTAGTAAAAGTATTTGTTAATTTCATTTAATCCATTTATCTTGTCCACGTAGAGTCATAAGTAGTCTGCCTGGGTGAAGGTTGCTTAATCTTATTTTGGCGTTGCTAAGTTTATTTGCTTTTTCTCTTTGAGCTCTATTAACCACGTATTCTTGTACGTTTATTTTATTACTTAGCATAGCCCATCTAATGTAGGCATATAAATATTCTTCTGCTAATTTATTAATAACAACTTCATCGTCATTCCCTTTTTCTAAACCATCTGAAACGTATTCTAATATAACAATAGTATTAGCCATTTCTGAACTAAAGTTTATAACCCCACCGGCTTTGTCTATTATAAAGTTAGGGTTTTGATTAGCTAAAGATGTGTTCATTCCAAATTTAGCTCCTATAGCAAATCCAAAGTACCACTCCCCATCACAACACCATCCCATTTTATTGTGGTAAGGGTGGCCGTAATTTAGATATAAAGTTGGTCTAGTACCTTTTATTCTTTGTAAATCTATTAAGGAGTTTTGAGGACTTATTGCGGCTCCGTTTACATCAAACAAAACTTCACAATTATTGTCTTGTAAGTAGGCTGATGAGTAGTTTGTTTGGAAATTTTCTATCAAAGGTAAAAGAACTCCGTCTTTATAAAGAGATATTCTAACATAATTAACATAGTCTGGAGGTAAAACATACCTTAAATCATCACAAACTTCTAACTCTAGTATTTTAATGCTTTTTAAAGCGTCATAATTTATCTCTTGTATGCCTCTCTTAGCGTGAAATAACAACTGATACCTATTAGCATTACTAACTAATTTATCATCTCCAGCGTACATTAACTGAAAATTATTCACAATATCTTTCAAACTAATATATTGATAACTTCCCCAGTTCTTGTTAGTGGGGGCAACCCCCATGTTAGTGTAATAATTTTGATCAGTTATATATGCCATTATGATTCGTTTTGTTGTTCAGTTGCTTCCTCTTGTAACTCAAATTGTACTACTTCACTTTCTCTAATACTTATACCTGCATATTGACAAATTCTTATAACTAAATCTATACTGTCTGACAACGGTAATTCGAAATCTGAAAATGAAGCGCTGGTAGGGTCATATACTGGATCTCCATCCGCACCTATCGCATTGTAAGTCCACACTGGATCTACTGGGTACCTTACGTAATCAGTTATAATATCTGTTGCTCCTGTAATTGTAGTGGGGTATATGGTTATGGTATTAGCCACTGCTACTGGAGGAACTGGAGGAGCCGGGGCTGTTGCTGGCCCTAGAACATAAGCTGGATAAGTGGTATTAGGCGCTGTAATATTAGAGTTTACTAAATGATTAATTCTGTATTGTGCAACTCTTTCAACTTCAGTAAAAACGCCTGCTGGGTTTTCATAATTAACTTTAAGTAAGGTGTACCAATTCTCTGGTAAAGTGTAAACACTGGTGGCGCCAACCGGAGTTAGTGTCATGCTAACTAAAAAGGTGTCTAAAACTTCTTGGTATTCTCTAACTATGTCAGCGTATGCTTCACCAGACATTCGTGCATTTTCCTTAGCCTTCCATTGAGCTAATTGATAAAAGTATTGTTCAAATATTTCTAATTGTGCTTGTCTAGCAAATAAGTTAAACTCCTCTGGAGTCATATATCCGTTATTGTTTTTGTTGAGTATAGATAAGACTGTATTTCTTACTTCGTTAATCATCTGGGAGTATTTCCTACAAAGATAAGCAAAAAAAAGAGCACCTAAAAAAGTGCTCTTATGATTATAAGTTGTGTTAAAATTAAGCTATGCTTATTCCAATAACTTTATATGGTCTAGCGTCAAATTCTGAAGCTACATTTTCCCAGTTAGTGATATAAGCAGCATCCATTGCGTCTTGAACCTTATCTCTCATAGCTTCACTTCCAGATGGAACTGGTAAATGAGTTAGAGTTATGATATCCACAGAAGATGGGGAATCAAAGATAATGGTTGTTTCGCTTGTGGTTCTTTGCTCGATTAACTTTACGTTTTCAATAGAAACTATTTGCTTGTTAAAGGCTGTTGCAGAATGAATGTAAAAAACTTCACCAGCACTTAATGGAATAGTACCTCCATCTAAAGCTGTTAATGTTAAGTTATTGTCGTCAATTTTGCTAGCTACTAGAAAATACTTATTAGAGGACGCTGCGTGAACAATGTCTCCTACTGCAACTGGAGCAAAAATATTTCCAGTGTCGGTTAAGTCAGCTGCCCCTACTGGGGTAACTGCTGTTCCTGATACAACATTGTCGTACACAGGTACATCTAGGAACTTTTCCATAATTAAACTACTGCTATTCCGCTAACTGCTTTTGGTAAATCTTCTACTTGAAGAGATACGTTAACCCATGATTGTTGTAGGTTAGAAATTACTGCGTTTTGGATTGCGTCTCTCATTTCCTCACTACCTGCTGCTGAAGCCGCATGAGTTATGGTTGTTACTTTTCCTCCACCGTAAGTAATTACTACAGTAGTTGTAGAGCCTTGCTCTATTAGTTTGATGTCGTTGCAAGAAACGAGTTGATTTCCTTCGCTTGTTACAGGGATACTTAAAAACTTTGTCATTGTTTAAAAAATTAAGTGGTTAATAATATCGCAAAGATACCTCTTTTATTTAACTTTCTTCTCAAGTACATCGAGCAACTCTAAGCCTTCGTCTGTTTGAAAAAAGGAAATAAGAACTCTGGTTTTGTCCTCTCCAAAAGGAACAGTTAAAATTCTTTTTTTGTTCTTAGGTAAGTTCCAGTGAACATCTCTTTTATCCTTTTTGTAAAGTAATATGTTTTGCTCAAAAGATTTAAGAACTAAAGATTCTAGTTGTAAGTTTTCATCATCTAGTAAATCTAGGAATTCTTCTGGGTTTTGCCTAGCAAACAATAAGACATCTCTTTTTAATTCAGCAGTCTTCATAGACTCTACTTTAGCCCCCATGAAAACTCTACCTATCATTTCTAGGTGATTAATATCTAACTCAGCGGCCGCTTGAAGAGCTTCTATTTCTACATTTAAGTATTCTAAATCTTTTTCAGCATCTTTTTCTAAATCTACCTCTTCGTAAATATGTCCATTGCCTGGGTGAACTTCTAAGAATTGCTGTAATACTACGTCTGTACGTTTAGTTTGTAGAAAACCATCTTCAAATACAATAGGCTCCATAAGAGCTTTATCATCTTGTTCATCTTCAAATATGGATTTTTGATTTTTAGCAAACCTCAGAGCCCTGTTTGTTTGGGTTTCTTCATCGAAATATAATAAAGGGTTTGATGTTGAATGAGTTGCGTTTAGCATCATCGAAATGGGTGTTTTTTCCGACTTTAATTTATACACCCTTGCTTTTGGTTGAAATTTTTTCATTTGATTTGATTTTATTTTATTTAAGTAAAAAAAGGGAGTGGCAAACCCACCCCCTCTTAATTGTATACAATTATCCTTTGAATAATACAAAGTTGTTTGCACCCATTGTACAAAGTGCTCTTTCAGATAAGAAGTGAACTTCCATTTGGTCAGTACCGTTTGTGGATGCTCCACCTGCGCCACCTGTAATCCAAGTTTTGAATCTTCTGTCTTCTGTTTCTGAAGCTCTATATCTTACGTGTAAGAATGGTCTTTTAGCGTTTTTACCTAAGATTTGGTCATATACACTAGTAGAACCAGCAGGTACAAGTACACCACTAACTTTACCACCGTCAATTCCACCTCTTAAGGTAGCTTGGTTTAGATATTTCCAGTCAGACTTATAAAAGTCATAACCTCTTCTAAATCCTTTAAACCCTAGGTTAAGTGCCATCTCTTCGTCATTGTCAAACAATCCGTAAGAAGTACCACCAGCACCGTAAGAGTTTTGTTTAGCTAACATATCATCAATTGCGAAAGAGAAATTTCTATCACAGAAGATAACATTTTCTTGGATTGCTCCTTGCTTATCTAACCTTTTGATGATGCTGTCAAAGTTTGCTAAAGTAGTTGGGAAACCACCAGACCAAACATTACCTCTATCTTCAATAGCTTCGAATAAACCATCCGTACCTACGTTATTTGCTAGACCTGTTCCAACTGGGTATGCAGAACCTCCTAAGTGAGCTAATGCTCCAGAAGCGTTTTCTGCAATCACACCTTCAATCATAGCCATTTCCAAGTAATCGTCAAAACGTAGTCTTGTTTCATGCTCAGATTTAATGTACCATAAGTATCCAGCTGCACCGTTTTCAGACGTTACTTCAACCCAACCAATTTGAGCCATATCAGAACCTGATACATTGTATCTGTCTTTAATGATAACTGGTTTGTTTGATAAGTAGATGTCTTCTGATTCTAGAGATCCTTCCATTGGGCCTGCGCCTTTGTTGAATTCTGAACCATAAACGAAAGCTGTAGTAGCTGTCGCTGCTGCCATACCTTGAGCTGCCTCATAGTAAGCTACTTCAAAAGCGTCAGCTGTACCAGCTACTGTAGCAGCACCTACTGCTGTTACGATTGCTTTGTTAGAGTTTGCTCCACCTTCTTCTGAAAGAAAAATAGTTTGACCTACTCTAAAGTTACACGCTGCACCACCTGCGGTGATCCATGGAATAGCTGTTCCAGCTGTTGCTCCAGCACCGTTAGTTGTTGTACACCCTTGAAATTTAGTGTGTAATCTTCCTTGCTCTGCCCATTTAATTAAATCTGAGTTAGTTGGAAGTTCAGCTCCTACCATACGTAAGAATGCTGATATTGTTCTATTACCATATCTTTCGAATTCTTTTTCGTAAGTATCAGGTAGATACTGACTAAGGAAATCAAAAGAAGTAATATAGTTGCTCGGTAAAGTTGCCTTTACTGAACTGGGAGTTAAAGCAACTCCACCGGCTAATAATGCTCCTGCCATTTTTTCTAATTTTTAGTTGTTATTTTTTATTACTTTTTATTCTTAAACCTGAAGAACTAGGTTGACTAACTGAAGTAACTTTAAAACCACCACTTGATATACTTTGGGTTGCATTTCTAATGCCTGACATATCCACGTTTTTACTTTCTTTAGTTATGTCGCCAACCGCATCCGCTTTGCCTTGCTCGTAAAAATACTTAGCAACTGCATCTGGATTCATAGCTAACGATAAAGACTTATGGTATGCACTAGCATCTTTAATATATCCTTTTTCATCTAAGTGTTTAGTTATAAAGTTATTTAAGTCAGATTGAGACTCTTTCAGTTTAGATGTTTCCGTTGGCTTATACTTAAAAACTTTGTCGCTAACTTTAAATTCGAAACCTTCGAAATCCTTATTAAACAACTCATCTGTTTTTTTAGCAAAGTAATCCGACTTTTTCATCTGAGACTTCTGGGCCGTATCCTGCTCTTCTTTATATTTCTTGTAAGCACTAAAGTCCTCTAACTGATCGGCAGGTATAAAATCTGTTGACTCAACTTTTGTTTTATAGGTTTCCTTTAAATTGTTAAAGTAATCTTTTGCTTTCGCAAGCTCTTCTTTCTTAGCTATTTTTTGTTTTCTTATAGAAGACTCTTCATCATCCTCATCGTAAGCAAACTTTTCGCTAAGTTCAAAATCAATATCATCAGAATCTAAATGAGGTTTTTCATTTTTCCAGTACTCAAAAAGTAACTGGTCCTCATCCATAGAATCTACATCTCTATTTAATTTTACAAAATCTTCAAATCCCCTTCCAGTTTCCTTTTTATATGCCATGTATTTAGCGATATCTTCAGGTAGTGGTTCGGATTCTTTTCTTCGGTTAATAAGGTCATCTAAAGATGTAACCTCTTCACCATATCTGTTTCCAATAAATGAAAGAACTTCTTCTTCACTTAATTTAATGGGCTCAGGATCATTTAAGGGAGCTTCAACTTGCTCTTCAGTTGTGTTTGTGGTTACTTCCACATTTCCCTCAGCTGATACTACAGCCTCTTCTTTTACACTTTCTTGAGGCTCTTCTGTTTTAGCTAACAGAGTAGACTCTATTTCTGCGGTGGACTTTTCTTCAGATCCACTCACTTCTCTTACTTTAATTTCCATTTGATTTTATTTTAGTTTTACAAAGTTACAAAAAGTTTTTATCTTGGCTCAAACTCAGCTAAGTCGAAACCATCTAAGCTATCTTCGTTAGATTCAAAGTTTATAGGAGGTAGTTTCTCTTGTCTTTGTTGTATTAACTTAGATTGCTCTGTGTTTTGTCTAGATATTCTATCGGACTTAGCATTTTCTCTAGCCGCCTCCCTTTCTCTTAGTTCATTTAGCTCGACTCCTTTTAGCTGCATCTGATACATAAACTCTTCCTTCATTAGAACTTTCTTGAGTTCAGCTTGTCTTTCCATCTTCTGTATCGCAAACTGGCTTTCCGCTTGTTCTATTTGTAGTTTAGCTTGTGTTTCTGCTTGTACTTTTTGCATTGCTGACTGGGCTGCTGCCTGTTGAGATTGCATATTTATTTGAGATTGCTGTTGCATCTTTTGATTCTCCCTGGCTACGTCTTGTTCTTGTTTTTTCTTACGTTTCAACTTAAGCATTTCGTTGGCCATTTTTAGATTCCTAACTTCTCTTATATCTATAGCGTCTTCTAAGCTTATTTGATCCCTCTGAAGAGCCATTTGAATATTTTGCTCAAGCATTGCTTTTTGCTCTTCATCTGGAGCTATTTCTAGAAATATTCCAAAATCATGTAGGTACAAATGTTTTATCTTATCTAATATAGAGACATTGTATTTCCCTATTTGATTAGCAAATTCTTCCTTAAAATCAGCGTACTCTAAAACATCAGCTATTCTTGTTGATAAAGCTTCGGCTAGTTTCTGAGTTATTTGAATATTAGCATCAAGAATATGTCTAGTAGCTACATTAGAGTTTAAAGCTGCTAGTTTCTGAACACCAACTAAAGCGTCTGGATTAGGTGTAGATGCGTCTCTAGCTTCGTTTAAACCGGTTACATCTCTAATCATATTTAAGTAATGATTGTAAGTACTTATCAAACTTGACATTTTACCTTGCCCACTGTTAGTTCCTAGCTCCTTGATAGGGATTTTTCCTTGATTGAATTCACCTTCCTGAGTGTAGCTTCGTCCTATTACACTACCAGTTTGAAAGTATAGCTTTAAAGCATCCTCTGGGTTATATGCAGCGCCAGTACCTAAGTCTACCTCATTCAATCCATCTGCGTCAATAAAAACACCGTCAGGAACCACCCTAGACATTACTTGCTGTAACTTCAAGTGTGTGATTTGAATAAGATCAGCGAATGGAATCATTCTTCTAACCAAAGACTCTACTACCCCCTTGTACATTCTAGGAGCAGCCCCTATGTAGGATGGTAAGGCGTACTGAGAAGAAGATTTAGGTCTAACCATATTCTTAGCTAACTCCCATTTTAATACTTTTGGTGTTCCCATAACCATGATACCCTCGTACCATACGTCTATTCTTTTCTCTAGCTTTTCGAATCTTTCCTCTTCTTCAGGTGGATTAAAAGTGTCGTCTTTTTTAATTACTTTTTCGCCCCCATTGTCCATTATTTTTTTCTTATAAACCATTTTTTTAGTGGTCTTATAATTATAATACAATAGAGTTACTACGTCTTTTTGGAACAGGCTGTCTTGGTAAGGTCTGATTATTCCATAATAGTTATACCACAAAGAAGACATTTGAGCAATCTCCTCCATCTCTTCTAGCGATATGTCTGGGTTAATTTTAACTAGCTCTGTGATTGGAATCTGCTTGACTTCTCCAAAATAAAAGCAATCGTCAAAAGTAGGGCTTTCTGTGTAGCTATACACTAGGGCGGCAGGGTCCACATACTCTATACTAACACCGGAACCTAGTTTAAATTCATGCTTACAAAATGCTGTTCCTAAAACCATCATATCGTAGTTTAGTTGCTTTTGTATTCTAGATTTGTAGTGGTTTTGTTCCATTAAAGTATCTAACGCTTCCTCCTCTGCTATTTCTATAGCTGGTTTGTAGTTCATTTGCATATACAAAGACAACTCTTCATCTGAGTCTGGTAACTCGTCAGCCGGTATATTATACATGTCTAAATTGTATGTTTCTTTCGTGTACTCTAGTAATGGTTTTGAGAGCATGTCTGCCTGTACCACTTCTTGAAAGGCGTGTTTTTTCTCAGCTGACAAAGCATCTTGAGCTACAGCTTTAACATCGAAAATCCTATCTGCCATTCCGTTAACTACAATGTCTACGAATTTAGGAATGATAGGAACGGGAGTCCAGTCTAAATTTAAGTATGACAAATCTCCATCTACGGATATTTCGTTTTTATATTTACCTATAGGCTGCTCTCCTCTTGCGTATAATCTTAGTCTATGGAACTGAACCCATTGGTCATAAAACCTACAGCTGTTTCCGTCTCTACGAAACCACTCGTACTGAATAGCCTCACCTATTCTTCTTCCATACTCAATTGTTTCTTTTTCAGAGTCAGACGCTTCTTGGTTCGGGAAAGTTGTAGGGTTTATTAAAATAATCGGTTCTTTCATTTTTACTTTATAATTGTGCTTAATGTTCCTTCATTATTATATCTTGCAAAGTTAAGGCTTATTTTTGATTCTTTTACTTGAGGTTGATATAAGTGTTTTTGATTAGCCATAACCGCTAACCCTGAGCTAATTGTAGCATCAAACTTAGTCCTATTGTTTATATTAAATTTAGCCCAGTCTTCTAGTGTTCTTGTGAAGTACATAGAACCCATTTCATCACTGTCTCTATGTATTCCTTCGCTGTCTAATCCTACGTATTTTTCTATATATGACTCTATAGCTGATGCGTGAGCTTGTTTAACTGCTTCAGATGAGTTAGGTATTCCTCCTAGTTCTTTTTCTGTTTTAGATAGATTTATTTTCTTTTTATCCGGTCTATTTAAACAGTATCCTCTATATCCTCTATTTTTAAAATGATATAATAATCTAGGCTTGTTATTCTCACATAGTATAGGCATTCCGTAAAATACGCAAGCCATTAGTACTTCTTCAAAAAATATTTCAGCTGTTTGTGGTCTAGCTACGTATTCTAAAAAAAACTCATTACTTGGAGCCTCATCCATATTAAACTTAGTTAAACCATGCAAGGCTCCGTTTGATCCTACCCCACCTACTGTTCCTGATATATCATAACTATCACACCCGAAGGATCCTAAGTGCTCGTTTCCAGGGAAGAACTTACCACCTTTTTCTAGCTTTCTGTTTTGAAGATGTTTATTAGGTGTCCAGCAGACTCTAAATCTTCCTTTTTTATCTGGA